CAATTAAAGTCTTCACCTGTGACTACGCTCGAGCTGTTAGGCCACGACGCATGCGCCCGCTGGTTCACCATGGGCGCGCTGAATCGTATGACTAAATTGTTTGGCTTAGCGTGCAGGTGCTTCTTGATCCACGCTTCACGAGTCGGTAACCAGTGACGCTTGGATGGCGTGAGCTCGCAGACTTCAAAAATTTTCATCAGGTGGTCCAAGTCTTGGACGTCTCCGCTGTCGTGCCATCTAAATACATCCGGCTTTTTGCTGTTGATCAGGTGGGTCATTGCATCGACCCATCGCGGGTCCTTCAATGCTGCCAGCCGCCTGTATTGTGCATCTTGCACAACTTTAAAAACATAACAGCCCTTGAGCGCATAACAATCATAACAGACGCTGCCTGGTACCTTCGCAAGCTTTGATCCTGTTTTGCATTCCTTGGCCGGTAAACCTATCGACCAGCCCGGCATCTTTGAAGGCTTCGACAGGCTGCCGCCTATAATTTTTAATGCTTCATCTGTTTTCATTTTTTCTTTCTATGTGTCTCCCAATATGTAAAATAGGGATTACCTCTTCTAAAATAACTATACAACATTAATTGTAATTGTAAATAAAACCATCTTTCTATTTTTTTCATATGTCCTTTATAATCCTATAATTCTTTCTTGTCAAGGCTTGCCGCTTGTAGCTTGTGGCCTGTTGCTTGGAGCTTGAGGCTTGAAGCTTGCGGCCTGTAACGACCAGCCCACGCCAGGGTCCCTGTGATCTAGCGGCGGCGGCGCGTTGACTGATCCCAGGTCTATCGTTCTCTTGACTTGCGCCAGCCCATAGCTATTAGGGCACAATAGACCAGGGATCAGTTCTAGCTGTGCGTGTGTTTGGATCTCTTTCAATCTACTTTACACCACAACCAGAAGTTGTCCCAGTTAATTAAGGTTGAAGCAATTAATTAACTAATCCAATATAATACTTGACAATCCTATTGTCAAGTGCTAAAAAACAAATTATGCAAAAAACAATTAACAAAGAAAG